TAGCTAGACTTCTGACCAATCCCACATCAGCATCAGTTGGTGTGGGGTAGTGAGCAGGTTAGCTCAAGTATAATAGAAAGGAGGGTGTAGATGGCTAAGATTGTAGTCCAGTATCACTGCGGGTGCAGCTTCAGGACAGAGAACTTAGTGGAAGCAGTATTACACTCCGATAAGCTCCATCATAGTCTTGTAGTCCAGGGCACAATCACTAAAGATAAGGAGAAGTAATATGAATCCATCAAAGGGAAGAGCAAAACAGAAACAGAAGGAGAACAGAGCTCATCGCAACTCATTAAGGAAAAAGGAGAAACGGTTAGAGGCTGGGTTGAAAGGAGGTAACTAATGGAACAACCTAAAAACTATCTGGAAGCTCTTGAGATTGACAGGGGGGATGAGTGGCTGGGGGATGCGTTAGAGGATGTTGTAGGATTTCTAAAACAGAAAGGAAAAGTCCTCCAAAATATAGCTGCTGAATTCTTAGCTGAAGAAGAACCAGAAGCAATTATGTTTATTGCAACGATTCCTTCTCTGAGTTCAGCACTTGTGCACCTTTGCCAGCTCCTCTTCCATGTAGGCTACCTCAAGGGACTGTCAGACGGAGAGAGCAAGGCTGCTAGGGATGAGCAACTGAAGAAACTTCTAGGGGAATAGTGTCCTAGCTCAGTGGCTATACCTAGCAAGGGGGAGGTTAGAGCAATTTGGCTTCCCCCTTTCTCTATTCCCTAACTCAGTAACCCCATAGTCTATCCAGTGTTGCCACCCTATCTCAGACACCAACTCCACAGCAGTTTAATAGTCAGCTCCTCCTAAAATACATCAGGTTAATAGCTAGTTACGCTTGACATTTGGTAGCAGATTTGATAGTATGATAATGGCTAGGTGAGCTAGTCTAGCCTAGTACTTTAACAATAGAATAAGGAGATGTAATGGATGATTTGATTCAGGCTATGTCTGTCAAGGAGTTGGAAACCTTGAAGGAGACATACAATGACAATGCTAGCATCGTAGCAATCTTAGATGGCTACATTGCTAGTAAAGTCAAAGAACAGGAACAGGCACAAATCAAAGCCAAGTTTGAGACAGGGATTGCCAAGCTGTTCGCCAAGCTTCCACATCCAGAAGGTGTCCATAATATCTATGTAAGATGGGCAGAGGTAGCAGTGGAGATGGGTGAGCCTGAAGCGGTAGAAGTGGTAGATAGTGAAGGTCATAAGGCTACCGAGATGCGGACACCAAAGGTAATGGTATTTCAGTGGGTAGTCCAAGTCAATCACACAACTAGACTTGGGATAGGGACTGGTGCAATTCCAGGAACTAGCAAGCGAGCAATCACGGTCTTAAAACACAATCCCGATGGTGCTGATGAGGATTGTGGTAACTTCGCCAGCGCCAGCAAGGCATGTGAGGCATTGGGCTTGACCATAGGCAGTGATAGTGCCACACGAGTGCTAACCAGAGATGGTTACTACACTAAGCCTTATGAGGGCACTGACTACACAGCCTAACACCAGACGCATCACAATCAACGACAAGGGCAAGGGGGGCATTGAGACTAGACAATGTCCCCTTCTTCTTTGCCCAAAGGCTACAGTCCACTTTACATAACATTATCCCATAATTCTTCCCTGTGTCAACGCTTACTTTACATAACGAATAGGAACATTTACTTTACATAACGAGGGGGGGTATCTAGTGGGGCGTTACCCACTTCAGGCGAAGCGGAAGTGAAGTTACTCTCACATAAAAATCCAGTTTTACCCTGAAATCTGGTTACTTCAGATAACAGAACCAGTAAACTGAACTGATAATAAGTTTAGTGGGATTATAGCATTACTTGTGATTATAAGTGGGTTATGCAAGATTATACAAGATTATGCAAAGATATGAAAGATATGTTGGGATATGTTAGAAAAATGAATACTTGCCAGTTGGCAATTGCTATAAAGGGACTCTTGGCAAGTGTATCAGAGAACTCCTCACGGCTGTAGGAAACCGCACTAGCATCAGATGCTTCCACCCTTTGCCGTGTCTTCTTCCCAAAGTGTTTCTCCCTCCGCAGTAGTAAATATATTGTACTACTAATTATGGGAGCACAGCACTGTTGTTTGTCCTCACAGTATTAGCCTGGACAACTGACTCATCACCAGTCCAACAGCCACCTTAGCCCTGCGTAGCAGCTTTTTCAGTCACAGCCGTTTGTTAAAGAGCAGTCGCTTGATACCCTATCTATTATACCACATCTTTATTCTTTGTCAAGGGGTAGCCTCCAGTTCCCCTATTTCCTCTTGTAGTTCTTCTATCCTAGCTGTATGCCCAAGTTTCCTATGATAGCCCAGAAGTGTCTTTAAGCTATTAGCCCTTGCTGGGTCTTTATGTTTCCTTGGTCTTCCTCCTGTCAATGGAAGAGCCTGCTGCTCCCAGAATATCCAAGCCTGCTCAAATTGCTGGTTCCAATGCTTCTGGTAACACTCAGGGTGGTAATACTGGCTGTAACCTAAACCAGTCATACTATTCTTATTGAATGTTCTTGCACATAGTTTTCCCTTCTCAACAAATGTATGGCAGAGTTTACAGGGGATTGGGTCTTTCTTTACTAAGAAGAATCTCATAGTACCTCCCTTTTGATTATCCTATACTTAAAAGTATAATGGCTATGTTTTTTCCAAAAGTATTTTTGAAGAGTATTTTTGAGGGTAATACCTTAGTTATACTATAAGTATAGGTTTATCAAAATTATACCACATAGGTTATTGCTTGTCAAGCCTTTATGTGGAATAAGTGTAATTAGCCTGCATACTTGACAAATATCCTGAAAGATGATATGCTGCAAATATGAACCTACGGGAAGAACTAAAGACAATCAGTGGTAGGAAGAAAAGGTTCCTTCTGCTACGGATTATTGATGTAGAAACACAGGCAGCCAGACAATTCTGTGGTATTACCAAAGGGACATATAACTCTTGGCTCCAGAATTCAGCTTTTGTGGAACTATACAGGCGGAGGAGTGAATTTGCTGCTGAGTATAAGCAGGAAGCTCTCCAGCTACTGAGGAGAGATAACCAACTGCAGGCAGTCTTCCTTGAAGAAAAGATAATCAAGAGAATGAAGGAAGAGATAGAGTCAGGGGTATATGAGCTTATTAAGACTAATCTAGCCCGTGAGGTCTATTCAAAGCTTATTAGTGACCTAGATTATTCCCCTAAGTCTGTGAGTCTTACATGGGAGCAACGAATTGCTCAACTCCATATTCAAGATGTACCCAGAGTTGAAGGAGGTCAGAGTATAGATGGTGAAGTCATCATCCCTGAAACAGCTAGTAGCGAGGAGACAGAACAGGCAGAGGGCAAGTTTCTCACTGAGAGTGAACAGAAGTCTCCACAAGCTCAAAAGAAGGTTAAAGGTTAAAGGCTGGTAGCTATGGCTTTAATTGATAAAGTCAGACTTATTGAAGAGCTGCTCTTTATAGATGACAAGCAAGGAATTGTTAGACCTTTCAAGTTCAACAAGATGCAGAGATACTTCTATCGGAATAAGTCTCACAGGAACATAATCTTGAAGCACAGACAGGGAGGTTTCAGTAGTGGCATCTTAGCAGATATGTACACCGACTGTATTACTATTCCCCATACTCCCTGTGCTGTAGTATCCCATGAGACTAGGGCTACCCAAAGGCTGCTAGAGAGAGTCCAGTTCTACTATGATACAATGGAGAGTCCTAAACCGAGGATTGGTGCTGAGAGCAGGTCAGAAAAGAGTTTCCCTGATTTGCATAGTTCCATCTATATTGGTACTGCTGGAGCTAGAGCCTTTGGTCGTGGTGATACAATTAGAAAGGCTCTAATGTCTGAGTTGTCCCATTACGAGGATGGAGAAAAGATACTATCGGGTGTGGAAGATGCTGTTCCCCTATCAGGGGAATTGGACATAGAGTGTACCCCCAATGGGGAAGATAATATCTTCTTCAGGAAGTGGACAAGGGCTAGGGAGGGTACGTCCCCCTATAACCCATTCTTCTTCCCTTGGTGGTGGAGTGATGATTTTGTTATACCAAGAGGTTCAGATTTAGTCTTGTCTATAGATAAAGAGGAATTATCTTTCACAGGAGAAGAGTTAGAACTTATTGAGAAGCATCATCTAACTGAAGACCAAATAAGGTGGAGAAGGTGGAAGATAGGTGAGAAGGAAGGACTCTTTTGGCAGGAGTACCCAGAGGATGAAATATCATGCTTCATTACAATAGGAGACCCAGTATTTGACCAATTTATCCTTACCAATTTAGCTCAAAATTGTTATAATGGAGATAGGCATAAGCAAGGGTGGTTATTTTGGAAAGCCCCAGAGGAGAAGATGCATTATGTTATTGGGGCAGATAGCTCCGCAGGAGCACCAGGAGGTAGCTACTCGGCAGCAGCAGTCCTCAATGATAGGTGGGAGGTGTGTGCTACCTTCCAAGCCAGACTTGAACCCCATGTGTTTGCTGGTATTCTCAAAGAATTAGGATTATGGTATAATGGAGCAGAGATAGCTGTAGAGAGGAACTTTACTGGCTATGCAGTGTTAGGGCATTTAGCAGGAGGGACAAACTTAGATTCAGCAGGAGTTGGGCTTACTAATTACCCTAACATCTACAGGCAGAGAGATTTTCTTACTGGTAAGATTACTTCTAACTTAGGATGGTGGACTAATGAGCAAACGAGGCACTTTATGATGTCTGCTCTTAAAGACCACCTTAGTCTCTTGAAGGTATGGGATGTCAACCTAATAAGGCAATTAAGAAGCTTTAGATATATTAAGTATAGAGCAACAGCCCAGACCTTTGATGACCTTGCTATTGCTCTTATGATAGCAGTAGCAGCCCGCAAAGTAACAGGGATTGCTAGAGGTTACAGAGGAAATGTCCCAGGTTACAGTTGGTAGAGGAGGTAATTATGCTAACAGAGGAGAAAATCAAGACTGACATATCCAATTTGAAGACCTTTTGGTATCAGAGGAACAGGCAATTCAAGGTCTGGTATGAGATACTTGTTCTTATAGACCAGTTGGCTTCCAAGGGGATGGAGTCCTATGTAAGCAATGAGCCACAAACCTTCTATAATATGGCTCATTATCTTTTGACTAAGGGGGAGTTAAGCCATACTACCCCTATAGAGAATGAGACTGCTCTAGAGTTGGATAGAAGGGCTAAAGTTGGGAGAGGCTGCCAGTATATGTGGAATCTCATAGATACTGATAGGCAATATGGTGGCAGTCCAGCCTTCATGGATGAGTTAGCTTTCTACTTGTTGGTACTTGGTTGGTATAGCACAGTAGCAGCCTTTGATAAGGATACAGGAACTCTTAAAGCCCAGATATGGTCTCCGATGGATACTTACCCTAGATATGGTAATAATAGGCTAGTTTCCTGTGTACACTCCTATAAGCTCCTAGAGGAAGAGGCTGGGCTAAAAGCTATAGAGAATGGGTGGAATTATGAGTCAAGAGGGATTGGTGGTACGGGGGTTATCCTAGATGACTATTTCTATCAAGACAGGTCAGGGCTTTATAATGTAATCTTCATAGATGGAAGGAGTGTGACTGGGTGGGTAGAAAGACCTGAAATGAAGCTCTTTGTAGCTCCTGTAGGAGGTTTTCCTGATAGGGGTAGTCTAACTCCTGGTAAGAGAGATTGGAGGAGACTAGCAGGTAGAGGTATCTTTGAGGTCAATGATGCTGTAACTCTCCACTTTAATAAGTGGAAGTCTATGGTAGCCCAGATATTACGGGATACAGCACAACCAATAACACAGGAATTCTCAGCTACACCACAGGCTAATCCTGAGCAATTAAGAGAAAGAGGAGCCCTCTTTCATTATGCTCCAGGGGAAGTAGGTCTTGTAAGGGTTCCTCCAGCAGCTATGCCAATAGAGCTGCAGGCTAATATGCTAGAGCTGAGAAGGGAACAGCAAAAGGGTAGCTTCAATGATGCTGTTTATGGTATGGTAGAGGGACAACCAGGATATGCTCTTAGCCTTCTATCTACATCTTCAGCTAATCAGATACTATACCCTTATATGGATGCCAAACATTTTGTTATCTCAGAGAATGATAAGTTCTGGTTGTCTAATCTCAAGTCTTCTAAGAGGGTCTTTGAGATTAAGGGTAAATTCATTGAAAAGTTGAAGCCAACTGACATTCCAGAAGGTATTGCTATTCAGGTAGATAGTGATGTGGCTACGCCAAAGGATTGGATGGAGAGAGGTACTATAGCTGGTCTCCTTGATAAACATTTGGACAGTGCTACCCTTATTAGTGAAATCCTCAAGCTTCCCGACCCTCAGAGCATTAAGCGTAGAAAGAGCCTTGATAGGATGTTGGAGCACCCTATGTCCCAGTTAGTAGAAATGATTGCTGGTTATTACATCCACGCAGACTACCTTGATAAGAGAGGGGACAGGAGGCAGGCAGCCCTGTTCAGAAGAGCAGCTCAAGCTCTTGAGGCTCAGCTAGGAGTTCCCCCAGCAGGTGCTGGTAAGCCAGCAGAGGGAGCAGAGATAGCAGCAGCTAGAGAAGCAGGTGCTCCTGAAGAGAAGGCAAGAGTAGCTCCTAGTGTGGCTCCACCTGAAGCTAGAAGTGGCTTTACACCCCAGCAACTTCGCCAGATGATTGGGCGTGGCAGTCTAAAGACAAGATGAGGAGGTAGGTATGCCTAATGGCACTGAGTTCCCTAAATTTCCAACTGCCTTTACTGAGAAGGAGCAGGTAAGGTTAAAGGAGCTAGGGGAACAGCGTAGGGAGATAGAGAGAATCTACCAAGCTAAGTTTACACCAGAGGCTTGGACTAGGGTCTCTCCTATTGAGAAAGCTGTGAGATGGGTTCTTCCTTCTTGGGTGTCCCCTGCAATAAGGGCTATTACTCCTTGGGAGAAAGGAGCTTGGGACTATGGCTTTACTCCTGAGCAGGTTCAAGAGTATAGATTTGGGTTAGAAGAAGAATACAAGGAGTTAGTCAGACAGGAGAAAGTTACTAAACTTCTCCCTGCTATTGAGACTGACTTGGCAATAGCAGCCTTATCAGGGGAACCCATTACAGATATATCAGAGCTTCTTTCTAACTTCCCAGAACTTAAAGCTGACTTCACAGAAGAAGAAAGAACTTATTTATCTTCCTTAGCTCAGACCCTTGTTCATGCTTCTCCAGAGGATATACTCTCAGGTAAGGTATTTACTTATGAGCCTTCTCAGCTCCCAATAACTCCAGAGGATATAGAAACCTTGTCCAGAGACCCCCTGTTTATAGACCCAAGGTATCTCCTCTCTACAGTAGCCTTCTCTAAGAACCTTGGGGAGATTGCAACTACTCTACAGCAAGCATATCCTCCACAAGTTGAAGAAGTAGAAGTAGATGAGGCTATGAGACAGAAAGTCCTTGATTATTTTAGGCAAAGAGCCATAGACTTGGGGATTACCCCTAAAGAGGGGGAGCCTACGCAGGAGACTATTAAGAAAATACATGAGCAGATAGCCAAGGAAGAGGGGGAGCTTCTCGTCTTGAGGAATGAGGAGACTGGCGACCTTGTATCAGCCAGAAAGAAACCAGATAATACAGTCTGGTTTGAGGATGAGCTTCTTGGACATTATGATGAGAAGACCAGTTCTATTGTTCCTATTGATATAGATACTGGTTTGCCTTTATTGACTGAAGAGGCTCAGGAATCCAAACTCAAGGACTTGTGGGACAGTTTCTACCTTGGTCTACACCAAGCTTGGTATGGGACTAGGCAGGGTCTTTCACTTGCTCTCAAGGAAGCTATTTCTCCTAAGACAATAACAGTAGATGGGAAAGAGGTTAGAATTGGAACAGGAGGATTTCCAGGGCAGACGCAGCTTTACCAAAACTTATCAGAAACTGTTGATTCCTGGCTTGAGAATAGTGAATCTCAGTTCCAAGGTTGGTTAGTGGAGCATCCAGAGCTCCTCCCAAGACCCGAATACACTCAAAGCCCTATTGAGCATCCTGAGCTGCTTAAAGACCCTTACTTCTATGCCTATACCATTTTGAGTAACGCCCCTATTATTGGAGCAGCCTTAGTAGTGGGGATAGCTACTACAGGAAGAGGGCTCTTTCTTATTCTATTTCTTCCAAAATAATCGACAAGGGAACCCGGATTAG